TACTTTCTTTTACAAAAGCTGTTACCATGTCTGCAGCTTTAAGCATCTTGGTTGTATCTGTAGCTTCTTGAGACTTAGCTAAATCCATGATCGCATCCAAGGCTGCAATAGCTTTCTTTGCATTACGATCTTTTTCTTTTTCTTGAATACCCGTTGAAGTCTTAATACCTTCTTTCATCATATCAATTTGAATCTGAGCTTCCTTCAGATCAAGTTCACGGTTCTTCATTGCTGCTTCAACGCTTTCTTTAGCTGTCTGTGCTTGTATTTTAGCTTGTTCAATCTGTACACGCTGCTGTTCAATATTGACCATCTGTGCTTCAGGTGAACCTGCTTGCTGCATCTGTGCTGCTGCTTGGTTAGCCTGAGCTACCTGTTGTGCAGCCACAGCCATAACTTGTTCCATGACCTGTGGATCATTAGGATCAACCTGACCTGAAGCAACAGCCTCTGGACCATACTGCTGAATCATCTGTGCTGCAGTACCCTGTACTTGCTCTTGATACTTCATAATCATATGCTCTTGCATATTAGCTTCAATAACTGGAGCAATACGCTGCATCAGAGGATTTTTACCATTTTGAGGGTCTTGCATGTATGCAGTCTTAGCTTGGATATGTGCATCATGGTTTTGACCCATAAAGGCTTTAATTGGCAAGCCCTTAACTGCAGCCATAATATCCGAGATTGGATCAAGAGGAACAGGTGAAGGTTTCCGAGGCATAATCTTATCTAGATTAGGCACGTTGGCTGTTTGAAGGATAGAGCGATTAAGCTCTTCCATATCGAACATACCGGGTGGTGACTGCTGTGCTAACTGTAGTGCCATCTGAGACATCATCATACGATGTGCGTTAGATGGAATGTTAGGATCAGATACTGGAATAATATCAATACGACCATCAAAGTCTGTCTTATAGATTTTTAGACTATGTTCTGGTAGTTCGCACATAGATTCTTTTGGAAGGTATTCGTAATTAATACGACCCAAGATTTTAAATTCGTCTCTTTGTGCGTGATGGAGACGCTTATGAATAGCAGAGAAAAACTTACTACTTGCTTCCAAGAGAGCCATAGTTGTCCCTACAGGACCATAACTAGCTCCATCAGAGATAACCTGTTCTGTACTATCAGCAAACTTTTGTGCTGCATTAGAGACAAAGCCAAGCATCTGGAATAGAGTCTGCGATGGTTCTTTGTATGGCAGAGGAATGATCATTTTAGATAGATCATTACCTACAGCTTCGACTTCTTTCCACTCACCCGGCGCAATCGGGTCGTTATCTCCTACCATACGTAGACCCTTAGCCTTAAAACCGCCGGGTAGGTTAGCAAACTGACCTGCATCAACTAAGCCACGCATTGCTGCTGTAGCTGTCATTGTTAGATTGCCGAGGAAGTGGATTAGTCCCAAGCCATAGAAACCAAAGCCGGGAACAAAGCGATAGTGAGTAAAGAATATTTTCTTTTCACGTCGCTTATCTTTAATGTCGTAGTTACGACGTACAGATAGAACTTGTCTTGATTTGTAATCAATCGTAACAATATAGGGTAGAGACAGACCGTCATCCTCACCGTGATACTGCTCTGGTAAATCCAAGTAGCAGTGCTGTTCAAGAAGAACATATTGAGGGTCATGTTGTGAAGAAGGGGAAAGACCCAAAATCGTATCCATCTTCTGCGCCATTGCCGATTGGTCTGGCGTAGAAGCTTCTGGAAGGTCAACGTCGGCATACATACCTGCGGCTATGTCGCGTTGCATTTCGATTGGACTACGATAAATCACATGAGTATAACGATCTGCTCTTCGCAGGTCCGTAGCGTAATATGAAATATAAAATTGATCAATAGGAACAAACTCAGAAACAGGACGATTTAGAGACTGATCAAAGTATGTCTTCTTGAAAGCTGAACCAATAAGGGGTAGGTGGAATAACATACGTTCAAATTCGTCAAAGTATTCACCCATCTGATCTGTGATCTGATAGTTCATGAATGCTTTAACTCGTTCAGCTTGGTCTTCCTTTTCTTCTGTCTTATCACCAATGATCTGGGACTTAACAGGACCAGCCGGAGGAAATAGCTCCTGTATTGCTTTAGATTGGAACTTAACTGCTGACTCAATAAGGATCGGATGTACTGCTGTACATGCTCCTTCAAATGGTTCTGATGCTTCTTCCAGCTTTAGACCTAGTAGATCAAAGCCACGCTCGAACATGCTTTCCCATTCAGCACGAGAGTCTTTGTCAGCCTCAAAGTTTTCAATAACTTTATAGGCAATATCTTCAAGAAGCTCTTCATCCATGTCATCTGCAAGATTACGATAGAACTCTTCTGGTTCTTCCTTCTGCTGCACTTTAGATCGTTCGTCTTCTGGCGGTGGTTTAAACTCTACAATTACACCACCATCTTCAGGATCAACCTCCATGAATGCTTCATTGCCATCTTCGTCTACACCTGTAGATGATTCAATTTCAATAGATAGTTCACCCATTTGAATTTGATCGAAGGGATTACGTTCTGTTGCCATGTTTCTATATTGCCTTTGATTGATAATTAGCGTATGGGTTACGTTCTACTACAGAACCGCCAGCGTATCTATTAACTATTTTATCGTACACTGGATGTTCTTTACCTCTAACAGATATTTTACCTATTTCTTTTCCTAAGTCAACAAAACCTTTAACAGTAGGTCTGAGTCTTGGTTCAGAAGGAGAGTTTGCATATCTTGTTAAATTTACTCCTTCAGGAAAATTAGCTTCTAAAGTATAGTAATGTTTTCCTTTATTTTGAACGGAGACTAGTGTAGGTATGTCTTTATATTCTTGAGGACTATTTAACCATTGCCAACCAGCAGATTTTTTAAATAAATTAGTTTTAATTTGTGTAGCTCCTTTTGTAGAAGGACTACCTACACTTTCTTTTTCTGCAGGACTAGCATCAAATTTTGGTTTACCTTCAGGAGTAATAGATATACTAGCTGATTCTACATTTTTATTTGTAAGAACATCCCCTGTTTTTGGATTTAAATATTCACCACCTTTAGGTCGCTGTCCTTCTGGAAACATTCTTTCTGGTTTTGGAAATACTGAAATTTTATCTACTTCTTTTTCAATTTTCGTTATTGAACTACCTAGATGCACATCTGTACCTCGACCAAAAATTTCTATTGGTTGTTTGGCTATGTCAGGTTTAGTTGAAACAGGCATCTGAAGAATAGTATCACCAGCTTTTTTAGGTCCATAGTCTGAAGCGTGAACAATTTTTATACCCACAACTTCGTCACTTTTAGATAAAATAGGTAGTATTTGAGTAGGAGTTTCACTCTTTGAAATACCTACTATATCACTAGCTGTTTTACGTCCCTGTTCTGACCCATCTGTAAAAATAGTTTTTTCTGATTTGTCTTGTAAACCAACACCACCATCTTTATGCCCTGAAGCTTTATTTCTTTGTGTTCTTCCACTAGGAAATGCTTCGTATGTTGATCCACGCCCAGTTGTAAACGTATAATCAACAGGTTCATCTATATATCTTTTTACTTGTTTTGTTACTTCTTCAGTTCCTTTTTTAGCTCCACCTAAACTCCCCGGTAAAGCCATCATAGCTAAAGAAGCTAGTGTATTAAGACCACCTACACCAGCACCAAGGATATCTCCCTCTTTTACAGCTTGTGTTGTTTCTCCTGAAGCTGTAACAGCATCTCTAACATCTGCACCCGGCGATAGCTCACTTAGTAAAGAACCTAAACCAGTAACAGCAGGAGCAGCATTCGGACCTAAAGCATAACGAGCATCTTCATTAATGCCTGTAGTAAGATAATTACGTACTTGTTCTAATATATTTCTATCATCTTCAGGTTTATCTTTTACAGAAGACAGACCAGTAGCATCACCACCGTAGTAACTACGTAGCATACCTTCTGGACTTGCTGGATCAATAACACCTGCCATGTTTTTATATTGCCTTCTTCACAAGTAATATCATTAATTATGTACTATATCATTAAACTCGCCAGTATGCAACTCTCTTTTGTTTTCTTCGGGGGTTTTCATCATCTTCCCAATCTTTATCTTCAGTATGCTCTATACGCCAGCTTTCTTTTAGGTACAGTGCAGCCATAGTTAGTGCATCAACTTGATCGTCATGTGGTGCATACGGAAAAGTAATTACTTCTTCTGCTAGCTCTTCTGCCCATTGTTTATACTCAGGTAAGAAAATTCTACCTGACTCAAAGAGAGGGGTGACAGCATGTAGCCGAGATGTCTTATCTTTATCTGGCATATACTCCAATACTGGCAGACCTGACCTTCTCATATCCTGTATCAGAGACTGACCTGAAGCTTTCTTTTCTACTAAGCATATGTCAGGCTTGTGTGTTTTGTATTGTTCTTGTGCAATACGTCTTAGATCAGGATACTCATACCTTCCACGCTTACTGCCTAAAAGGATCATATTGGCTACTACCTGCTCTACTCCAGTATCTTGATCTTCACTTACTGAGTGAAAGATACCCCACGTTTGTATGACACTGAAGTCAGCAGTATTACTAGTAGAAAACGCTGTATCATACGTCTGTATTACAAACTCACAGTTTGGTGGCTCATCTTCATCCCACCACTCAATCCAATCCTTCTTTACAATGCCACCCTCATCTGGTGTAGGGTTCTGCATGTAAAGACTGTCCCAATACTTTGATCCATTGGTTGACCTGATTTCTAGCTCATCTAGGCGTAAGACATCATCTGTCTTCCACTCAGGGAAATAGCTGCTACCTACTGGTAGACCAAGTAAGTCAGAGGTAGGCTCGTCAACCCACGCAGGGATTGAAATAACATGCCAGCGTTCTGATGGCTTTAAGTCCATCTTTTCTTCTTGTTTCAATAACCAGCCACATAGATCATCATAGTGATATCTGGTGTTAATGATAATAATTCTACCATTAGGCATTAAACGTGTACGTAGTCCTGACGGCCACCACTCCTTGATGTACCTCCTACCTGCATTAGAGATTGCATCTTCTTCTGACATTGCATCATCCAATATGGCAATGTGTGCACC